TCAACGGTCATGATGTGTCCTTATGGGGTCGTGGTATCGGGACGAATGGCGAGCGAGCTAGCCACGTTGCTATCGGTGCCGTTGACTAGCGAGAGCGCGTTTTGATACTTCTGCTCCCACACTTGCAGCGCTGCGGTGTCCTTGGTGTACATGCAGACTTCGCACATGGTCGCGGCGAGGTACAGGCTCGGATGCGCTGCAATCAGCCAGTTCTGGCCGGTCGGCGCGTCAGTGAGGGTGGGAAGCGTGGAGCGCAGTACTACCTTCAGGTCGTATGCCGCATCGGGCGTCGGGCCTAGGTAGATGTCATCGCCAATCACGGTGTAGTGGCGCGGCGTGCCGGTATCGGTGTCGTATCGGGCATTGAACGTACCAACGCCCATGTAATCGACGCTGCCCTGCCCTGGGATCGAGATGGATTGGACATCGGTCGCGCCATCAGGCAGAGCGACGGTAGGGAAGCCAGCCACGGTGGACAGCGTCACAAGCGACTCTTGCAGCCGGTTGTCAACGTCCATGTTCAGGCGGTCTTCAGCAAGCGTCACGAAGTCGCCCACCTTCGCCGCAATGTCCGTGCGGTGGACGAAGCTGGCGACTGCGCCTTGCAGCCATGTGTAGTCTTTTGTTGCCATTTTTTCTCCAGCGCCGTCACGGCGTTAAGAGGTTGATGTTCTTTACAGTCTGCCCTTCCAGATGCGGAAAACCGAGTTATCGGGATTCTCGACCACGGCCTTAATGTGCTTGTCGTCACCCATGAACTGCTCGAAGGTGATACCGCGCTCGTTACAGTACTTCTCAACGATCACGAGCGGGATCTTGGCCGCGTGCTTCATTTCACTGGAGCCGTGGTAACCTTCGTTGTGCAGTGCCTTGGCGTATTCGGCGATGGCGGTACAGTCCTGCGAGCGCCCGACATACAGGCGGTCGTCTTGAGTCTTGAAGCTGGTTGCGAGTTGCGTCATTAGTTCTCCTGTTAGCGGCGTTTGTGACCGCGTGCACGGCCTTTCCTTGTTGACGAAAATGCAGGTGGCGCAGTATGCGGCTCAGACGGTGGGGCTGGAGTCTGAGTAGAACCCTGCGCACCCATGTTCCAATAGCCGTTTGGTGCGCCACCGTTTGGATAGAAACCGGACATACGTCTCCTATCGAGCCACCAAGTGCCGTAGCACCGGCTCGCAGTATTGAGCGACCAGGCCATACCCGGCGTCGTTCAGGTGGACCAGATCGGTGTTATACGGGCGCCACGCCTGCGGCTGGTTATTGGTGCCGGACTCTTTGAATACGCCGGATGCACGCACATCGACAATTCCCGCCGCGCCCATGTCACGCCAGTGCGCCTTGAGAAAATTGTCGTACGCGATCAGCTTGTTGTTCGGCGTGATCAGGTCGCTACCGTACTGCGCGTTTTGTCCGGCGTAGCGCGGAAGGGTGGTCAATAGCACGATCTTCACGCCGGGCATTGCGGCCCGACGCGCAGCCACGTAATCCCAGCACTGCTGGCCGGCGTCAGCGCCGCTGTATGCGGCGTTATTCCAGATCGTGTTGGTGCCTTCCCATATCAGCAGGACGTGCGACTTACCGGCCTCATACAGCGCATCGACCGCGCCAGCGCGGGCCGTCATGCTGTTCAAGTCCTTGAACGTGCTGCCGCCCACGCCCAAATTCGTGACCGTGATCCCGGCCGCCGACAGTAAGGGTAAGCGCTGGAGTTGCTTGGGAAAACTCATGGTGGCCTGGTTGGTCGCGCCATACCCGAACACCAGTGAGTTTCCTTCGCAGATTACTTTGACCTTGCTGGCGTCGTACCGCAGTTTTGCAGCGTGGTCGCGGAACGGGCCCATCAGATGAGCCCCACGGTGTTAGTCAGCGTAAACGCTTGGCCAGTCTGCGCGACCAGGCTAAACCACTTGTTGACCGCGTTGACGGTCGGCCAGTGCGCGATTTCAACGAAGTTTGTCGGGGTGGCCGCGCGTGCGACTTCCGCATAGACCGCCGTGCCGGTGCGACGCATGCGCAAGATATCGCCCTCTGCAGGGGCCATGTTGGCATTAGCGTTGATCGGGCTGGCCGTCGTGTTCGTAGCGTAGATGCCGCCGGTGACGGTCATGTAGATGGCAAAGCTGCCGACCCCGATAGGACCCGACCCGGTGGACTGCAGGCCAAAATACGGGACGCCTAAGCCGATGCCCTCGTACTTAAGTGACATCGAACCATCGACGCCCGCCGCACCGAGCGTTTTGTCTGCGGTGGCCTGCGCGCCAGATGCGGTTGCCGTGTATTTGTAGGGCCCGGTCCCCGATTCGGTGAAGTTGGTCGCGGCCGAGAACCGCGCATACGCCCCTGCGGTCGGCGTAACGCTGTTGGACGCCGCCGACGCGGCGGAGGAACCGACGCTGTTGCGATCCTTGACGGTCGCCGTTACGGCCGTGCCGTTCGGCGCCGTGACGCGGATCGGGCTGGACGCGCCGGTAGCCGTCTGTCCGGTCGAAAGTGTTGCGGTCGAGTCGAGCACCGTCGCCCCGCCGTTGCTGTTGCGCGTGAAGTACACGTCAACATAGCCATCGCCAGCAACAGCCGTGCCGATGGTCGGCGCAGCCGGTACAGTCGCTGCTGCGGCCGCCGTGTAGGTGATGTTCGTCGGGTTCGACAGCGAACCGTTGTTCGACACGCTGATCGTCTTCGCGCCGGTCGATGCTGGCGTGTAGGTGAACGTGCCGCTCGGGCTGGCCGAAGTCAGGGAAACTGAGGTCGGGCTGAACGTGCCGCCCGCGCCGCCGTCGGACGGCGTCACCACGACGGTGCCGGTAATCGTTCCGCCAACCGGCGTCACGCCAACCGTAAAATCAGTCGACGCCGTCGACACGGTGCCACTGGTCGGGCCCGCGAGCGTCACGCCGCTTGCAGGCGATCCAGCGGGCGCGGAAACGCTGTTGGTGATCGCCTGCGTGAAGCCGAGCATCTTGTTGCCGGCCGGGTCGCGCACGTCGCTCACGCCGCCGGTTGGCGTATAGACCACGCTGCGCGCTGCTTCCCCGCCGACGAAGGCGGCCGAGGTGGTGAGGCGGATCTTCGTTTGGTCGCCGAAGTAGACGTCTGCCGCCGTGATCGGGTGGCCCGAAACGACGAAATTCGCAGGCGCCAGCGCGTTCGCCATGTCGAGAACTTCTGAGGTCTGGATATAGATAGTGCTGGGCGCTGCATCGGTCACGCTCGCGCTCTGCGCAGTCGGTGCAATGCTGTCAACCACGGTGGCGCCGGCCGCCTGCCCGATGTAATACCAGACGTCATAGCCGTCGTAGTAGAACTCGACGACGTTGACGATGCCGGCGCGGCTGTCAAAACCGGACGACCCGCCAAATTCCTTCATGCCGGTGAACGTCGGGGTGTTCGTGCCGTCCGCGACTAAGCGCACCTCGACACGCGCGCCACGCACCTTGGTGGCGGCAGGACTGAACGTCATGCCTGCGGCGATGGCGGTCTGCGGCATGTAGGCGCGGCCGGCCGAGTTCAGCGGGACGGCGGTTGCGAATGCGATGTCCGAACCGGACGTCAGCGCGTTCAACAGCGACGCGGACGCCGCGCTGTAGACTTCGCACGAGGCGCCGCCGAACGCTACCGCCGCGTTGTTGTTCGAACTGGTGAGCACGCGCTCACGGGTCAGCTGCGTGGCGCTCGTGATCGTGTATTCGCCGGACTCAAACGCCCCGGTCGCCGGGTCGCGCACGAAAAAGGCGATGCCGGTCGCACCGACGGCGATGTCGCCGGCAGCGATAGCTTGCGCGACGGTGCGAAAACCAGTCGACGCCGACCCGAGCGCGATTGTGGCGGCGCTAGTAACAGTGGCGATCTGCTTTTGCAGGTCGATCAGGATCATCAGATGCCCTCGCCTGGCGTGAAGTACAGTACTGCCGTGTTGCCGGTATCGCAGATCGCCGCGACGTTAGTTGCGCTGCCCTTGGTGAACAACTCAGTCGAGCCGACAGGGATCGGCATCTTGGCCGTGGTGGAACTCACCGAGCCATCGCCAAACTGGAGATAGGCGGTGTTCGGGCCTGCGTTCAGAACGCGGACCACGGAGCTGAGCGAGTCGACGGCCACACGCGAACTAGCAGCGGTTGCGGAAAGCTGTACGGTGTCGGCACCGCTTGGAGCAAAAGTCTTGAGCGTCATGTGACCTCCTTAGAGGCAGCCCCGAAGGGCCGCCGTAGGGTTACTGGCTGACTACTTATAAGTCAGTCCCTTACGTATGTTTGCTATGGCCGTCTTACCGAGGCCATACTTCTTTGTTAGTCCGCGTGTTCCTGGCGGCGTGCTGCGTATGTGGTCAATGACCTCTTGCGGCAAATTCTTGGCCCTGAACTTCTCTGGCGTTTCGCTTCCAAGCCCATTCCGCTGCCGGATTTGCTTGACTACGTTGACGCTCACACCAAAACGCTCCGCAAGTTCCTTCGTCTTGCCTTGGGTCGAACAGATCAGATCAATAACCGCTTGATCCTTAATGATCGCCCTGCCGTGTTCAACGCCGCTTAATGCCCGCGTAGTCCTCCGGCCCTTCCTATCCATATCCAGAACGTTTTCGCTCTGAGTGCCCAACCTAAGATGCTGAGGGTTGACGCATCCTGGGTTGTCGCACTTGTGCATCACAATCATTCCGTGCGCCCCGCTACCCTCCGGGATCTCTCCAAAATGGAGAATCCACGAAACCCTATGTGCCAGCATCATTTGCCCAGCTGGCGCATATCGTTTGCCATCGATCTTCCCGCCAATAACTCCGTATCCTTTGGCGTTTTTGGCACCAGTCCAATTCCAGCAACCGGTATCAGAATCGATGGCAAACCGTTTGAAGAACCGCTCGCTTACACTTCCTGCTCGACTTTCTCGCACAATGCACCTCTCCATTAAGGAATACGGTGCATTATACCAGTTTATCTATCAGGAAATATCCGCGATCAGGCCGTGGGCCTTCGGGTTCTTGTTTTCCAGGGTCAGCTCGATGATGATTTGCTTGCGCTCGCTGTCGCCGGTCTTTGCCAGATCCGACACTTCCCACGGACGCAGCACCGAGGCGGCCAGCTTGTCCGGCTGGAGCAGGAAGATGTCACGTGCGCGCTGCTGCAGGTTGATCATCGCCTTGTAGGTGCCGAAGTCCGATTTGTACACGTCGATGGACGCGGCCAGTTGATCATCAGCGTCCTTGAAGCGGGTCGAGTTGCCGGTGAAGGTCGAGAAGGTCTGCTTCTGGGTGGTGCCCATCATCAGAACAGTCGGACGACCGCCGGCGGCGTACACCTTTTGCGCCACGTCCTTCAGCATCGTCTCGGTGAAGGCGCGCTGGGTGCCATCGGTCTGCGCCACGTTGGTGGTGTAGTTCGGGGCGACATAGCCGGCGCCGCCGTTGACGTTGTCGCCCATCCAGCCCACCAGACCACGCAGCTTGCGCGGCGAAGCGGCAGTCACGTTGTTCTGGGTGAAGGCGTACTCGATGTCCAGCTTCAGTTCCGCCGACTTCTTCGCCAGTTGGTAGTTCATCTCCGACTTGCGGCCGGCCTTGTCCACGGCTTCCTGAGTACCCGACACCGAAGCGACTTCCTTCAGGATCTGAGTGGTGTTCTTCAGGCGCACGGTCGGGGTGACGGCGGTTGCAGTCGAGTCGTCGCCTTCAGCCTGGGCGTTCGAACCAGCAGCGCGCAGGGCGTCCACTTGCCATTCGTGGGTGATGCCGGTTGCCTTGTTCTTGGCGATCATCGAATACAGCGGGGTATCCGACGGGGTGATGCGGTCGATGAAATCGGCCAGGTCTTCGCGGTTACCAACGGCAGATGCCGAGGTAAAGGTATTGGTTGGTGCAGCCATTGTTTTCTCCTAGCGCCTCACGGCGTATGAAAAGGTTTAGTTAGGTCAGGTATAGATCTGCCCAAAAACCGCTGCGGCATCGGCAATCGAGCCGGTAGCAGCGAGCTTCTTCATGGCAGAGGTGCGCCCATCTGTCGGCTTCACGCTCTCGGTATTGCCGGGGCGCTCCACCTTGGCGGGTGCTGCGGCTACCTTCTTGGTAGCTTCCTTAGCGCGGGCCATCAAGGCGTCGTACTCCATCGCCTTTTTAGCCATCAGGACTTGCAGGTGACGCGGCATGTCTGCCGAATCGTCCGCATAGCCTTCCTGCGCCAGGTACTCACCGAGCTTTGCCAGTCCGTCCTTGAGCTTGGCCGGGTCTTTCCACTCAGGCACCTTGGCGACGAGTTTTTCGTGCTGGTCCTGAATGGAAAGACGGTCGGCCTCAGCCTTCTCGTACTTGCGCTGCTCGTCAATCTGGCCCAACTCCTGCTGAGCCTGCTGCAACTGCACTTGTCGTTCTTCAACGATGTGCTTGATGCGCCCGTACTCAACTGGATCGGAGTCCAGTAATTCAAGGGTGAGATGCGCCCTAAGGTTCGCAATCTCGTAATCAGCTTGGCTCTTGAAGCCTTCCAGCTTGGCGGCGTACTCGTCACGCTGCGCCCTCGCCTTCTGTACTTCTGCGTCAGCGGCTTTGCGTGTTTCAGCCGCCTCCATCGTTTTCTTCGTGTAATCCTGCTGGCGAAGGCCGTTCTTGTAGTGCTCCGCCACCTCGTCAGCAGTCAGCTCTACGTCCTTGCCGTCTACCTTGATGGTGAACTTCTGCGGTTCTGCAGCTTGCTCACCTTCGGGCTTCTCGTCGCCCTTTGCCGCTTCAGCCACAAGGCGCTCGGCTGCTGCCTCTTCGGTTTCGTCAGCGGGCGGATCATTCTTCGCCTCGGCGGCTGCTTCTAGCTTTGGCTCGTCGCCGCCCAGGATTGCGCCAAATGCCTCTGCGGCGCCATGTGCATCAAGTGCGCCGCCACCAGTCGAGCCAGTGGTGCCGTCCGTTGCCTCATCGCGGAACACGTAGTTCTGCGCCTTGCGTTTCCAGTATTTCGGGTGCATGGGTTCCTATGGATTATCCAAGTGCGACGATTTCGCCGCTGGTTAGCTGGTAAGCGGGATCGCCCACCTGAATATCTGCGTTGATGCCGCTGCCGAGGTCGAGAAGATCGCCCTCAGCTTCGGGATGCCACACGCGGACAACGTGACGCTTCTCGGCACGTGCTGCGGTCACGACTGCCAGCCATTCACATTGACGCCCTGCGCTCTGTCCCGCGCGTCCTGCGCTGCCTGATGCTCGATCTGCAGCTTCGCCATCTTCCCGTCCGTCATTGCTGCTTCCAGCGTCGATTGCAGCTTGTCGGACAGCTTCAACATCGTGTGCAGCTTTTCGCGGCCCTCTACGTCGCGGGCTGGTGAGTCCATCCATGCTTTCGTAATCTCCTGTCGAATGTCGGCAAAGGCTTGTGCGAAGGCTTCGTTCTCCAGCACTTCGCGGGCCTTGGCACCGTCATAAACTCGTTGTTCAAGCGTTGCCATCGGCGGCTACGTCCTCATTGGCTTGTTGTTCGGCGGCTTCCAGCGCTGCGTCTTGCTGCTGCTTTGCTGCGATCTGCGCGATGACGATCTTTGCGTCGATCTCGCGGTCCAGCTTGTACTGCTGGAATGCGATTTCTTGCTCACGCTCCGCCATGCGGTTCTGCTCCTTCATCTGATTGAACTGAGCCTCGTATTGCAGCTTGAGCGCGTGTTTCTCGGCCTCTGCCTGCTGGCGGAACTGGTCGATCTGCATCTGTGCCTGCGCCTGGATTTGTGCGGCTTCTTGCTTCAGTTGCGCATCCATCTGCGCCTGCTGCTGCTTGAGCTGCATTTCACGCTGATGCGCCTGATCGTCCATCTGCGCCTTCACAATGGCCGGATCTTGCTGCGGCTGCTTCGGCGGCATCTTGGACGGGTCGGTAAAGAAGGCGTCAGCAGACTTGAAGCCAAGCGCCTCGGTCAGCTTCTTCTGCGAGTTGTAGACGTTCTCAGGGGTGACGATGCCAATCTGAAGGCCAGCCATCTGCTGCTGGAACAGCATGCCGAGATGCGCGACCTGCTGGTCTTTGTTGCCAGTGCCGAGGCCGACATTGATCGTCAGGTCGAACTGGCTATTCCATTCGCGCGGGTCGATGTTCGCCCAGCCGCCGGACAACTGCACCTGCTCGGCTTTATTTTGGTGACGCGTCACGAGACGCAGCATCTTTCTGAATAGCAGCGTGAAGCCGGTTTCAGCCATCGTGCGTGCGATCATCTCGACGCGGCTGTCAGCACGGTTGGTGACGATGTTCGACTGGGTCGCGGTTTGCGCAACCTGCATGTTGCCGCCCTGTGTCTGGCGGGTCCAGCCGGTCGATTCCTCGGCGTCGATCTCGGTGGCTTCCAACATGGTCATCGCGCTACCCATGTCGGCCATACCCTGCTGCAGCGGAGCCACGGCGCCAATCTGCTTGACGCGAACAACGCCACCAGGGCGCGAGTTCAGCAGGTCGTCAAGATTGACTTGGCCTTCCATCGCCACCGTACGGCCATTCACCTGCAAATACATGTTGTCCAGCGTGACGCGCTTGAGACTCGTCTTGATGCGCTGGGCTTGCATTGCCAGGTCAGCCGGCGACAGGCCGAAGTATTGATGCGGCAGCGGGATCGAGGCCAAGTCAACGAACGGGTTAGCGTCAACCTTCTCGTAATCGAGGATGCGGCCACCAGCACGCACGACCTTGAACAGGCTGCGGCCAGAGCCATCCAGATCGCCGTGCATATAGCATTCTTCCAGCCACACGCGGCGTGAATCCGGGTCTTGCATCTCGCTAGGCGAAGTCAGCGCGTACGTCGAGCCGAACTGGTCGCGCTCCACCGATTCAGGCGTGGGCTGCGCGTCGTCAGTCTGGATGCTGTCGACATTCTTGTAGCCATTAGCCTTGAGTTGGCCGATGGTGCGCATGACTTTGTGCGCCTTGAACGTCTCGTCATCAATATGCTTGCATGAGCGGGAGACGTACATCTCTTCAGGCGGCACGTTCTCGACGCACAGCTTACCGTTGGCCTTCGTGCGCTTGAGGGTGACGTCATACAGCATCGGCACTGGCTGCGAGGCGAACTGTTCGAACTGTGCCTGAGCCTGTTGCGCCTGCTGGGCCTGCTGGGCCGCGTTCGGGTCTTGCATCGCTGCCTGAGCCATCTGAGCAAGCTGAGCCTGCATCTGCTCAAGCTGCTTAGCCTTAGCCTTGGCTGCGTCGTCGTCCTCGTACGCCTTCTGCTCCTTGACTTCGACCTCATCGTCATCCAGCATCAGCGTGACTTGCTCGATGGTTAGCCCGGTGTACTCTTCCTCGGTCACGATGGGCGTGTCATCCCACCAGACTTTGATGAAGCCCTTCTTCGACTTCAGCGCGTCAAAGATCCACGTATAAATGACCTCGTACCCGCTGCACTTCTTGCGCAACAGGTAATTGAGATATTCAGTGGCTTGCTTGGCCTTCTCTTCGTCGCTCGGCTGAGTAGCGGCAAACTCCACCACGTTCTCAGTGCCGCAGAAGACTTTAACCAGGGGCGCGTGCATACCAAGGACGGTATTGCGCACAGTGGTATCGACGACAGAAGACCGCCCTTCGATTTCAGGCGGCGCTAGATCGCCCTTGGGGAGGGCGTGGAAGTAATACTCTGCGCGTTGTCGCTCAGTTGCAAGCTTACCGTTACCGCCGCAGTAGCTTTGCGCATCCTGCATTTCGGCATCGGTCAACGCTAATAGCTCGTCGTCTGTCAGTCGGGCCATATTCTAGGGAGGCGCTTCACAGCGTTGTCCCAAAAGGTTGTTTGACTAAATTATATACGGAAACTCTGACGTATTGCCGATTATTAATAAGCTGTGGCTATTTAAGCATGGCCGAGTGCCTTATAGTTCAGGGCGCCGCCCCAGTCCTCATTCGTCATGCTTTCAGCATTGACAGCGATATAGCGCAGATCGTCCGCGCCGTGTGAGTATTCATCGTGCAGCGGGCCGCCAGCCTCCTTCGTAGTCTGATTGATAGCACGGCGGTAGCGCTTGATACACTCAACCAGGCGTGCGCAGTTGGTCTTGTCGATGTACAGGCGACCGAAGATCATGCGCACAGCTCGAATGCCGCTCTCAACATCGAGCGCCTTCTGTGCAATCTCCTCTTTCGACACCACATCCCATCCGAGTGCACTAAGGATCTGCGCCGCGCTCTTGCCTGTCTTGTAGTCGCCAGTGAAGCCGTCATGCGGAAGCCATGCGCGCCCCCAGTTGTAGTTGAGCTTCTTTAGCTCGCCGGAATACCAATCAAGCGTCTTATGCGACTCCTCGATATAGCGGATTACACGCACCTCCGATGCATGACGCTGCACAAGCGAGATAGCCATGCAGTCATTCCAGCCAAGATCGAACACGACATGCACCTTGAGCATCGGGTCGTACGGCACATTGCAGATGCGCCCTTCTGTCTCGGCCTTGCTAAACTCGTTGAAATAGATGGCGCCCACGACTGCCGGCATACACTTGCCCTCCCATATCCAGTTGTATTCTGCCTCTGGCAATGTCGCTTTGGCGTGCAGTCGCTCAGCCTCAAGCACCGAAGTGAACCAGGGATTGTCCGAATGGTTCATTTCCACGATCTTGCAATCTGGAGGACAGTTGGTAACGAAGCGGTCGAAGGTCTCGTCAGTGTCCAGCTCCGGATTGAACGTCACCCAGATTTCAGACCCGTCCTTACGAATGGTCGGCACCAGCACCTGCCATGACCGCTTGCTGACAGTCTGCGCCTCCTCCACCCAAACGATGTCGCAGCCTTCGAACGACTTGATGGTGTCAACGGTTTGATCCGATAGGCCCGAGAATGAAAACTCGGTGCCGTTCTTGCCGCGAATCTCAGTGTCGAGCACACGGTAGAACTTCGAGAGGCCCAAGCCCTCGATCTGATCCTTAAGCAGCTTATGCACAGACTGCTTAATCGACTTCTGCACTTCGCGCGTACAAAGGATGCGAAGCTTGCGGGTCGAACCGAGGATGAGCAGAGCGCGGGCGACGGTCCAGGACTTAGCACTACCCCGGCCACCCCTGGCGCCTTGGTAGCGCCTACGCTCGGTCAACAGGAAGGCAAGCTTGTCTGGAACCTTAGCGTGCATCGGGAGAGACTACCTCGATAGTCCAGTGCATATCCTCGGACTCGTCGCCCTTGTTGATGTCGTCAACCATCTCCTTGTTGGCCTTGAGCAGATTAAGCGGGATCTCGCTGGCGGCGTTAGCCATGCGCGTCAGGACAGCAATACCCTTGAGCGATTCCAGGCTGTCAGCGTCGAGCGGAGCAGCGTCATCGATCTGAGCAACCTTGCCATGAGCGATGCCGGATAGGCGATGCGCGGTAGCTGCCCCATATCGAGCGGCACCGGCTAAGTGTTCGGAGATTGCCTTGAGATCGTCGGCAAGTGAACGAGCGGCCAATTGTTCAGAAACGTTCAGTTTCGACAGCGCGCTCTCAGTTGCAACTATTTGATTTGCAACGTCTTTTACGTTTCTGATCCGTTCAGAAAAGCGGCCAGAGATAGCAGCCTTGCTGACACCGTATTCACGGGCCAGTGACGACGCGGACTCACCTGCTAGGAGTCGCTTCCCAATCTTCTCCCATTGGGCGTCAGTGAGTTTTGAGGGTCTTGCCATTCTCTTCCGGAGCGCTTCACAGCGTATCCGGCCTCGTTGTTGTTACTTCATTTCGTCAGGTACTTCGTCGCCATACTTGGATGCGACGTATGCACGCATCGCAGCAATGAGTGGCGTTGAGCCGCATGAACTGTCATAGTCACTGACATCGATATAGTCGCTCTGGCCGTCATATGCCGTCCCCATGGTCATTGGATGCGTGGCACACCACTTATCCTTACCAGCCCACACCGCAATACGCTCGCGCCTGATGATCGGCCCAGCCTGCGGCCAGTTAGCGGACGGGCGGTACCATTGGCCATTTGCCAGAAAGAGTCCACCCATGTACGGCTTGACCTCGAATTCTTCGGCCTGCGCGACCCAGTAGTCGAGCTGTACGTCATCGAGTTCCGCAACCTTCATCCCTGTCTCTCTTTGCTCAATCCCAGCTCCAGCATCAGCCGTGCTTTGTACGCCTGGTACTGCATCTCACGCTCGCACTGTGTGATCGGGCTCGGGTGCTCGAACCACCGAGCAGCGGTTGTACGCAGGCTTTCGGCTTCGCCAGGCCTCATCGGTACCTGAGGGCGTTGTACCTTCGTGCACTCGCAGTAGTTGCTGCGGTAGTAGCCGACACCCGGCAGACAGCCTGCAGGGAAAATCTCCTTGTTGCAGGTGCCACACATCTGCACGTGCCGCGCGTCCTCGAACGAGCCTTGCGCCGTGCGATCCCCGTAAATGCTCATCCCAGTCTCTCCATGTTCTTTTCGACAATCGATTCTATCGCTAGCTGATCGTCTTGCCAATCTCTGCGGCTGCTCGGGTGATGGCTAGTCGATACGCAGCATGCTCGCCTTCCACAACCTGCCTTGCGTCATACAGCTCTATGCCAAACCAAATGTGATCGAACGCGTTCAAGTCCACGCCCAGCCTAAACGCATCCCCGTCAAAATCGCAGGGATTCCAGATCCACACCGCCCCATCCTTATCCGTCACCCTTGGGTGATCGTTTAAGCCATCAGGCCAGGTGAGCGTTATGCCTGCTGCTCGTGCTGCAAGCGTGAGTAACTGGTGGTCAACCATTCGTTAGCCCTCAGTTGACATGCGAACCAACCATGCCGCACTGGCCGCAACGTATAGGCTGATACCAATCCACATGGCATGCCCAACAGAGCGCTCACTGAAGTCCTCACCGGAATACCACGCAAGTCCAAGCATGATCGTTAAGGCGATTAGAAATGCAAATACGGTGCTAACGTAGGATCTCATCGGCAGTATTCATCCTCATTGAGGCCGAAGAAGGCCAAGATCAGGCCAATCACGATACAGTACACAAGTGCTGCAATGCCGTATTCCATAGTCAGCCTCCAAAGTGTGATTGCTTCAGCTTGCGAAGCCGCGTTACTTCCCTCATCGCAGCAGGCAGCACGTCTAGCAGCAACACGCCGCGCATATCAGCCTTCACCATGTCTTCGATGAAGAGCGCAACGCTCAATGAGATAGACTCGCTGGACTTGATCTCAAGGCCCGTCGCTGCGTTCATTACCTGCCGTATTTCGTCATTCGGAAGCTCCGCAAGCGCGTCGTCCAGGATCGGCATCTTCGCTAGCACATAGCTTCGTAGCGGAGACAAGCTACTCATAGTGCGCCCTCTTCAGCCTGCGCCACAGGATCGCCAGGTTAGCCAACTCGCCGCACTCGTAGTCCATCTCGACATACTCACAGAGCTTGGCGTGACACTCTCTCTCGCTCATCTTCTCTGTCTCCGATGACAAGCTGGGCATGTTGGATGCTAGCCAGTCGCGGATGGTGTCAATGCTTGGTGGCGCCATCCCTGAGTCCCTGCTCGTACGCATCACGAGAATTAAGTGGAACATCCAAGCCGCCAACTCGCAGCCATACCCAACCGGCGCGAGCGAGGCGAGCCAAGACATTGAGCGGGACAGGAAGACAGATTGCTTCGTCTCTCAGCCAATCGCGCCAAGCAATTCCGTAGAACGCTGGCAGCATTTCGGCGGGTCGAATTCGCTTCACAATCTGCACACACACCTCGTATAAAAAGAGCCCGCCGTAACGGGCGAAGTCCAAGATCATCTTGGAGAGGAGACACTTTGTGGCAGGGAGGGAATCGAACCCTCATTTGCGACCGGGAGAACCCCAATCCCCATCCGGAATCGAACCGTTCGCGCGAGAGTCAGAACGACCAACGCGCTGTGCCAACTCCTACCACACTGAGGAACACAAACGCCGCATTCCGCGTTCTCAGCCATTCCGGCGCGCTTATGCGCCTCAGTGTGGTGCCTGTCTTTCCAGGCTGTCCGGCGCTGTCATCTCATCTGCGCCTAACGTCTGATCACCCGCACATTTACCCGTGTGCGGCTACCGATGACTGGCAGTTTGGAGCGGGTGGGGAAGCTTGT